TTGGCGCGCAGATTCTGCACGGTCAGGAAGTTGATGCCGGAACATTGAAACGTGTTCGTCGTCGTATTATTGACGATCGTGGTCGAACCGGCACCGCTGATGACGACACTCGGGCCGGGAACCGATGGTGTTACCACGCTTTCCGTATAAGTCCCGACCGCCACTTGAATAGTTGCGGTATAGACCGATGGCCCGTACTGAAAGACCGTATTCACCGCCTTGCCAATGGTCTTGAACGGACCATGCGGACCGGAGATCGTTGCCGAGGTGCCGTCATAGAGCGTATCGTCGCCGGTCGAGCCGTTGACGTACCAGGTGGTATTTGCAGACAGAATCGGCAAAAAGCCACCGACCGTAAAACCGGTACCGTAAAGCTCGAAATTATTGTTGAGAACATTGTAGGTCAGCAGTGATTTAAAGCCGGCCGGCATGTCGCCGGCCGACAACGGCGCACCGCCGCGGCGCACGATGTTGCGGGCTCCGAGCCCGTTGAGATTGATCGTCGCGGCACCGGTGTTGGAAAATTGTGGAATAATCCAGACCGCGAGCGCGTCGGTGTAGGCCAGCACCGGCGGGTTGAGATTGGCGGATAGCGTATTGGCCGGACCGCTGTCGAGCGCATAGCTGACCTTGCCGCTCTGTACCGCGCGAGCCAGTTGTTGCAGATCGGAATTGCTCGGCGTGAAATTGGACAGCGAAATCATGTTGACGATCTCGCGCTGCGGATATTCGATCGACGCAGCCGGTGGAATCGACCCCATCGTGCCGGTTGTCGGATCGCCGTTGACATATGGCGCGTTGGGATCGCTCACCGCATAGGGTTGATTGTACTTCATTGCACCCTCTCAAGGCTTCGACGTGTAGACCCGGACATAATCGATCTCCATGGTCATCGGTGATGGCGTAGTGCCGTCCGATGCATTCGAGCCGAACCATGGCGCGTCCATCGCAAAATTGATGATGATGCCCATGTTGCAGTCGAACCACGCTGCGTTGGAGTCGGACAGCGTGTAAAGCAGCACACCGTCTCGATAGAGTTTGAGGTAGCCCGGTTGCCAATCCCAACCGTAAGTATGCCAACCGGCCGTGTCCTCGCTCCGATTGACAAACGGCAGATCAACCGGCGCCGCGTTGGTCCCGGCGTGGATTCCGCTGCTCCACTGATTGGGCACCCCCATGATTTCAAGGACATCCATTTCCGCCCTGCCCTTGCCGTCATCGCCGCCGCCGGCGGGTGGCTGATGATACAGCCACAGCGCCGGGAACATGCCTTTGCCGTTGATCGGCCAGCGCGCTTTCCACTCGACGTAGCAATATTTGAAGGTGCGCTTGTAGAAGTTCGTCCACATCAGACCGCCGCACCATGCCGGGTCGGCGAGGCCGCCGTTGCCCTGCGCGATCAAGTCGGCCCTGATCGGAGCCACCAGCGCCGTAGGCGTGCGGAACACCTGGATTGTCAGCACGCTGCCTGACACCGAGAACGGATTGTAGCCTGCGTAATTCGGATCGTTGGGATTGATATTCCAACTGGTGCCGGCGAAATCGCGATAGCCATGATTGGCGCCCTGCCACTCCGCGACATAACGCCAGTTGGACGTCGTATCGTTGACGGCATTTGGATCGCTCGTGGTCCCCACCGCGACGCTGGGGTAGCTATCGAATTCGTCGGCCCAGATCAACGTTGCCGCGCCGCCTGTCGTCACCGTCACGATCGGCGCGTAACTGACCGTCGTCGTGGCGCCCCAATTCGTGTAGCCGGACGGCAGTGTCCCGGTGTAGGCGGTGGCGCCGAAATTGGCGGTGTATTGACCATTGGTCCAATAGACTCCGAAACATGGATAGATGTCGCCGGTGATGCCGGCGAACGAGGCGCCGCCCACCCCGGTCGCCGGATTGGCCGAAGAGTTCTGATTCCAATTTCCGCCGGCCGTCAGATCCTTGCACCACGCCAGCTGGTTTGTGACGTCGATCGCCATCGCATAGACATGGCCAGTTGTCAGCGTGACGCCGCTGGTCGCGAGATTCGCTCCATTAAACACCCATTGCGCGGCCATGTTGTTGGCCAGCGAATTGGCCGTGCTGCCGACGACATTGTCCCGAGCCTCCGTAGCGTTCGCCAGACCGATGCCGTCATTGTTGACGAGATTGGCGGTGAACTCATAGTAGAACTTCCCGCTCGGCGCATGCGCGGTCGCCAGCACGTTGCCGGGTTGGTTCGCCGAGGGATTGGTGGCTGTCAGGTTGCCATTGGACAGCGTGATGTATTGCGACACATGCCCTGGATCAAACGTGACCGGCACGGATTGCGTGCCGCTCTGCAGGATCGATAGTCTCGCGGCGGCCGGCATGAATTGGCCACCCATCAGCGGCGTGCGACCCATCAAGTTCACCGTTGCTTTTGGCGGCGCGATATTTGGACTGACCGCCGCGATCGTCACGATCGGCGTGTATTGCGTATCTGACAGCGCCAGGCTCGGCGGCGAGATTGTGACACCCGTCCCGATCGACATGATCGGCGCGTATAGCGTATCCGACAGCAGCGCGCGCGGCGGCGAAATGTTCTTCGGCAACTGGGCGAAGCTGAAGCTCGGCGCGGTCGCGGTTAGGACCAGGCTGCGGCGCGGCGGTGACAGTCCCGGCGCCCCGACATTGGCGACGATCGGCGCATAAGGCGTTACATGGAGGCCTTGAGCTGGCGGCACGATGTTGGTGCCCAGCGATGAGTAATCGAAAATGATATGCGTGTGCGCCGGCTTCCAACGGTTGAGCACGCATTCAAGATCGTCGGCGATGCCGATCCGCAAATGCGGGTCGACGCCACATTGCCCGGACGCGCAGCGAAACCAGATCAGCTTGGTGGCGCTGACATGCACGGTCCAGAAATAGCGGGTCGTGATGTCGCCGAGCCCATAGTTCGGCCACGCGCTCAATTGACCGTTGACGACCGGCGCATCGCCCTTGGCGTTGAGGATCGGCTGTCCCCATTGATTACGCATCGGGGTCGGCGGCGTAAAACCATAAACCCGGCAATCGCCGCAGCCGTCCATCGCCACGAAAAACGGCCGGTACTCGGTGATCGAGATGGTGTAACCGAGCTGCGCCGCGATGTTGATGAAGAACTGCCGCGACGCGCCGCCCTGCATGGTCATGCGCATCACCAGCGCGAGCTGCCGCTCGGCCACGGTCTGCGGCGCCGAATAGCATGGATCAGGCAGGCCCCAATTGCGCTCCCAGTCCGGCAACAATTCTACCGTCAGCCGCGGATCCGACTCACGCTCCAGCAGGTCAGCGGCGCGGCCGTCGACATAGCCCCAAATCTGCGCCAGGCCCTTGACGACATTCTGCAGCACCGTGTTGGACCAGCGCGGCCATGCCAAGCCCTGCGGCAGCAGGTTGCTCATTCCAACCGCATAATCGTCACCGCTGCGTCTGACGTGACGATCGGCCATCAAGCTCACCTACTGGTATAAGATTGTATCGATGAAGGGCATGTAAGCCGGCGCCGGCATCACCAGGCTGGTGAAGTCGAGCTCGTGACTGTCCTCGCCGATCGCCGCGCTGATCGCTTCATCGACCCAGGATCGGTACATCGTCTGACCAGGCTTGGAGCGCTCCATCTCCATCTCCTGGATCGAGGCCAGGATGCGTGCGCGGACGTCGGGTGTATCGTTGACGAGATTGCGAATGGTGATGCTGTAATAGAGCGGGGTCGGGGCGAATACGAAAGTATCCTTCACCGCCACCGGGCGCACCGTGTCGATATAGTCCGACACCGCCAGCACATCATTGGCGTTCGGCAGCCCGTGATTGTCGGCGCGTAGATCGTCCATCATGAAGCGCACCGTCACGGTACCCGGGCCGATTTCGCAGGCCGCCCAGGCCCGCGTTACACCCGGCATCGAGAGCGCCCACAATTCATAATCGGCCTGCGAACCGCCCATCGCCGGCGACTGAATGCGGAACAGGATGCGGGCGCGCAACTCGTCGTCGGTTTCGGTGTCGACGCCGCCGTCCATCGTCACCACCGTGACTGACGAATCGACCCCTGCGAGCGGCGTCGAAACCGACATGGTGTCGCCTTGGTTGAGATTGCCGATCGCGCCTGCGGTGAGCGCGATGGCGCCGACCGGCGTTGGGGAGGTACCGAGCACGATCGCCGCGGTGGTCTCGTAATTGACGCCGAGCGCATTGAGCTGCGTCGCGGTCGGCACCGCGAACCCGGCCGCCCCGGTGAAGGTGACTTGGCCCGACGCATAGGTCGCGGCCTTGCGCCCGGTGGTGCCGTCGGCGTTTTTCAGCCAGATATTGCCATGGCGGTCCAGCCACTCACCCTCGGCGGTGTCCGGCAACAGCATGTTGGCCAGCCAGTCGATATAGCGCAGCACCAGGTGCGCCAGTCCAGCCATGGTATCCGCCATCACCCGCATTACGGAATTGCCGATCAGGACCGCGCCGGACAGCGCCGCCACCACGTCGTTGCGGACCATTTCGCGCACGGTTCTGAGCTGCGGGGTCACCCACGGCATTCATTCGCTCCACAGAATTTGAAAGCGCAGCGCGATATCGGTTTTCGGCCCGCGATACATCACGACGTCGACATAGATGCTGGTCTGGCCGGCACGCCAAGCGGTGACCTCGACCGCGCTGCAGATCCGCTGATCGACGAACGGCTGTAGCGCGGCCTCGGTATAGTCGCGGGCGCGCTGCACCGTGGTGCCCTCCAGCGAGGCCTGGTCGGAGATGATCTTGGCGCGACGCAACAGCCAGTTCTTGCAGCCGACCGGCCAGCCGTTCCAGATTTCCGCGGCTTGATAGTCGGCCCACCAGCCGCGGCGATCTGTCGAATCCGGATCGGGCAATACCTCGGTTTCATCGGCCAATGCATCGGTGCCAAGCGCCAGCGAGACTGCGGTGGCGAGTTCTTGCGTCTCGTCCAAGGTGCCGTCTGATTGCAGCAGCCAGTCCATCGTCATGACCTGCAGGCTGACGACCTCGACGATCCGGATGTCGGTCATGCGCTCAAGCCCTTCAGATCGCGTGGTGCAAACAGCGGATGGACCATCTTGTTCTCGGCGATCAGTTCATCCGACCGCGTGGTGTCCTGGTAGATACGAAACGCCAGATACAGTGTCGGCAGGCTGGCCTGGTAACTGAACGTGACGATGCGTGGCAGCGTGAGCGCCGTGGCGTTGAGATGGTTGGTCAGCGAGCCGGCCAGATAGGTCAAGGTCTGGTAGGTCGCCGAGTCCAGCCGGTCGGCGGCCTGCTCGCGCGCGACATCGAACGCTGTCTTCATCCGCGCCATCAGCACCGCAACGTCGTCTCGGCTCGCAAAGCTCGCCTGCGTGATCAGGATGCTTTCGGTGGTCAGACAATGAATGATCGCGGTCTCGACCACCTGCATGGCGATCGGCCCGGTCGGCGTCTCGTTGTAGATCTGCAGGCGCACCAGCGCGACACGGTCGTAGCTGATCGGCAGCGTGCGCGCGGTTACAAAGCAAGCCAGCAGGTTGGTGCCGAATACGTTGTCCTTGATGTACTGCACGCCGTTCTGCCGCAATAGCCCGATCTGCTGGCGCAGCCGCGCGGCCTGCTCGCCGCGAGCCGAGACCAGCGTGCCGAGATAATTGCAGATGTGATCGATGATGAGAGCGAGTTGCTTGCTCTCGCTATTGAGGCTCATTCGCTTATTTTACATCGGTTGAGTCTGATCCGCCCCGGTGGTCGGCGGCGTCGCGCCGCTCTTGCCGATCGAGTCCGCTGCGGTCGCAGCCGCCTCGTCGGTATCGTTGGCTTGGTTCGCCACCTGCGATGCTGTGTTGACGGTTTGCAGCGAATTGCCGGGGCTGCCGGCCTCGACGAACTGCATCTCGAATTCGGTGAAGCCGCCGCGGTTGCGGGTCTCCACCATGGTGTAGCGTTCGCACGTCGCCTGCACGCCGCCCTTGCAGAACACCGGATGCACCAGCTTGCCGGGATCGTCGTTTTCCAGCGCGCTATAGAGAGCATAGCGCTGCTGCACGTAGTCGTAGAGCCGCGACGATGATGTCGAATAGATCAGATAGCCGGAGAAATTCCAGCGCCGCGCCTGCCGCCCCATATCCTCGGAATACGGATCGTTGCGCTTTGGATATTCGTGCACCACGGTGCGCCGTCCCGATAGCCGCGCGCCGGTCTCGACGTGAAAGATCACGCCGCGAAACGAGGCCTGCTGCCTTAACAGATCGCGCCACGGGTTGTGGATGTCGGCGATCGCGCTCATGGCTTGGTGTCCTGCGAGGTCGGCGGGCCATCCTGCGGCGCGTTGACCAGCACGGCACCGGCGCCAGATGTCACAGTGGTTTTGCCGACGCCGCCGTTGACGCCATAGACCGGATGCGAGGCATTATCGTCGCCAAGCCGCACCTCGCCGATGAACGACCAGCGGCTGTTCTGCTTGTCGTAGTAGCCGACGACGGTATCACCTACCCTGAACTCGATTCGGCTTGAGGTGCAACGTACCTCCGAGTTGATGGTTTCGCCCTCGTGCTTGTATTGCTGCGAGCTGCCGCTAGCGCTGCCACCGCCGCTGCTGTCGAACTGGGTGGCCGCCGCACCGCCGCCGTTGCCGCCACCACCACTCGCCGCACTACTCTTCTTGCGATCCTGCGGCTTCTTTTGCACGTGACGCAATGATGCATAGCGCTCTTTCTGCTGTTGGTTCTTGCCGTGCTTCGGATTGTTGGTCGTAATCAGCATCGAGCCGTCGTCGTTGTGATAGCACATCTGCCCGGTACCGGACGCCGCATAGAATGCCGATCCGCCTTCCGGCACCTGATACGGCCGCACCCGGCGATCGTCACACATGGCGATCGGATGGTTGCGGGCGCCGCCGAGATAGAGCATCACGGCCTCGGCCGCGTCACCTTTCGGCTGGTCGTGATTCCAGTCGCCTTGCTCGCTGTTGCCCTGGCCCTTGCCCTGCTTGGATTGCTGCTGTTGGTCATCCTGATCCTGCTTCATCGGCGTGGCGGTCAGGCCGACCATCTGCCAGCGCTCGAAATTCGACGGCGTCTCGGAATGATAGACATCGGCCTGCTTGCACTCCTGCATCAGATGATCGTCGTCGAACTCGCGCACTGTAGCCCGCGACGACGACATCCGCACCTGGTTGGCCAGCAAATTCAGGGTTTGCCGTTCGTTCGCCATGACTGCCTCTTATTTGATCTGACTCTCGGCCGGCACGCCGCTCATCGCCAGGTCGTTGCACAATTCCAGCGTGGTACGAGTGCCCTCGTTGTTGTCCTGCGTGAAGGTGACTGATTTCGATTTCAATGCCTCGCTGCCATGCATCATCAGCATCGGGCTATCGACCGTATAATTCTTGTCGGGCTTGTACAGTTGGCCGCCCTCGAGCCAGCCGTACACCGTGACGAACACCGTGACCTGATCCTCGAGCATCATGTTGATCTCGTTGTCGGTGCGGCCCTGCATGTGGCCCTGATCGATCAGCGGCAATTCCATCGGAATGGTGTAGGGCAGGTTGTTGGCGGCGCCGAGATATTTCATTTGCTCCTGATAGTACGGAACCGATGCCACCTTGGTCATCGACTTTTGATCGTTGCCGGTGCTCTGCGCGACCAGAGGGGTGCCCGTCGACAGCGCCGTGTTGTAGATGATCTCACGGCCGATCAGGATGTCGCGGCCTTCCTTGAAATTGGCGCCGCCGGACTCGGTCGAGCCCTTGCCGAGCAGCACGAAAGACCCTTGCGGATCGGATGTGAAGGCACAGCCGATCGAGCGCGCATAGATGTCGAGGTGATCGAAAGACGATAGCCCGTGCATGAAGCTAACGCGCGGAAACTTGGTGTCCGGAATCTGGCCCTTGGTCACCAGCGGAATATTGTAGGGCTGCAACACGCCCTTCGCCAACTGCACCATGTTGATGTCTTTGTGCTCCATGGTCTTGGTGATCGGGCTCGCCGCCGACAGGTCGAGCGTCCGGCTCGCGCCCTGAATCTCGACGTAATGCCGGCGCTTGTCATAATAGACCTGCCGCGAATACACCTTGCCGCTGACGGCGAGCTGACCGGCCAGCAGCACCTTGCATTCGTCGCCCGGCTTGATCTGCAGCACCGTGAGGTTCGAGGCGATCGGGACGGCTTCCGAGCAGGTGAAGCGAAACCGATAAGCCGGATGCTCGAGCTTGGCCTGCCGCACCATGACGGTTTCCCAGTCCTTGAATTCCATGCCGTTGACGATCAGGGTGGCCTGTTCGGTGGGCTGCCCAACCATTATTGAAAATACCAGCGATCGTTGAAACTCGCTCCGGTGCCCTCGGCCCCGGCCTTCGGCGATTGCGGTGGCCGATCGAGCTTCAAGGGCTTGAACACTTCGCCGCCTGCGGCGCTCTCTCGGGCGCGCAGTTTGGCGTCGCCAAAATCCACCACGACCGCAGCGGTGCCCTTTTCCCAGATGCTCTGCTTTTGCGCCGACTTGTCGATCTCGGCGCGGTCGCGGCTACGCTCGACCAGGCGCTGCTGCTCCTCGCGCCACCTACGGGAATATTCGACGCCCTTGAAACCGCCGTAGTCGTTGAAGCGCTCGCGGTTGATGTTGACGCCGACGCCGCCGCGCTCGTAGTTCGGGTCGCCGGCCGAGCCCTGATCGGTGGCGCCGCGGATCAGATTGGAGCCGGCCAAGGCCTGGTCGATCTGCCGATTGCGCTCGGCCAGGGTCGCCTCTGACATCGCGCCCATGCGTGGTTCGACCAGACCGCGGCGGACCGGGTCGTAGAAGCTGCGCTCGCCGCCGCCCAGGATCGAACGCAGCGAACGGCCGGTCATGGCGGCGCGGTTCAGTGCGCTCTCGGCGACCGCGGTGCCAGCCCCGGGATTCTCCAGATCGATGATGGCGGCAAAGCGCTTGCGCAGCTCCGGATCTTTGTCCAGCTCCTCCTTCATGCGCTCGCGCTGCGAGGCCAGATATTCGCTGCCCGTCTTGCCGACGTCGGTGGTGTCGGCCTCGGTACCTGTGATCGCCGCCCCCGGCCGGAAGCCGCCGATCCGCGCCCGCATGCCGGGACCGGCCCGCTGCAACCCCCTGGCGGCTGCGGCCATGCCGCCACGAGCGCCACCAGCGCCGCCGGCCGCGCCGCCGGCCGCGCCGCCGGCCTCACCACCCATATTTGTCAGCGCATTGCGGATTTCCTCCAAGAGCTTGTTCTTTTCCTGCTGCCGGCGGTTGTCCTCGGCCGCCTTTTCCTGCTCGCTCTTGATCGGCTGCTTGGCGAAGGTCGGCTCGGTCGATTTGTCGCGCTCGCGCTTGGCCGCCAGATCGGGCCGCCACCAATCGACCACCGCGTCACCCCATTCCTTGATCTGCTGCAACAGCGCGAAGAAGTCCTGCAATTCCTTATAGGTTGCCATCAGCTTTTGATCGAACCGGTCCCAGCCCTCGATCAGGAAGTCCGAAATCGGGTAGCCCTCCTGGTCCTTACCGACCAGTTTCAGTTTTTCGAACCAGGCATTGATCGACGCCATGGCATGGCCGCCGAAGCGGGTGAACTCATCCTTGAACAGATCTTTCAGCTTCTGTTCCTGCTCCCGGTATTGCTTCGCGAGATCTTCGCCGATCCCGCGCGGCTGCACGACGTCCTGAAACTCTTTCCAATGCGCCAGAACCGACGGCGGCACGTGGACCAGATCTGCCAACCAATGCTGTTCGCGTTTCGGGAGCTTTGCATACAGCTCGGCAATCGCGTCCATTTCCTTTTTCGTATCGTCGAGTTTCAAGAGCTTGCGCGCTTCCAGGATGCCGCCTTCCATCCGCGCCAGGCCCTCGAACAGCGGCGATCCCTGGCGCAGCGTGTTGAAGTCCTGCACCACCTTGGTAAAGTTGGCGAGATGCTGGGTGGCTTGCGCAGTATCGATGCCCCAATGCCCCATGCCGCGGCGCAGGCGCTCGATCGATTCGGCGGCGATGTCGAAGTCCTCGGCAAGCAGCGATAGCGAAACGCCCTCCTTGGCCAATTCCGAGAACGCCTCCGACAGTCGCTTGATCGATTCGACGGTGCCGCCAATGCCGAGGATCGTCTTGCCACCCTCGATAATCTTGGAAAACAATTCCTGCACGTCGCGCAGCGCGGTCTTCGACGCCTTGCCGAGCGACTCGGTGGCGCCGGTCACCCGGTTGATTTCCTCGCCGGTGCCCTTCGCGGCATCCTTGGCCGCCTCGTTCAGCGCTTTCAGTTCGCGCGCGATCGCCTTCAGCCCAGGCGTGATGCTGTCGCGAAGCGCAAGCTCCATTTCCTCCTGGCGCGGCACTTAATCAGCCCTCTCTTCCATGGCGCTCTTGCGGCTCACCGTGACGTCGGTGAACGAGCCGGTAGCCTCGGCATTGGTCTTTACGCCCGGCGGCACGTTGTTGAACATGAACTTGATGGCATCGCCCTTGCCCTTGTCCCAGACCGATTTCTGCGCGCCGCGGTCTATCTTCTCGCGGTCTGAGCGCTGATCGTTTTGCCGTTGCCGCGCCCGTTCCTGGTCAAGCATCGACGGCCCGCCGCGCCGCATCTGGATGTGCGGGTAGTCATAAGACGCGCCGATATCGGTCACGCCGTATTGCGCGCCATGCGCCCGCAACCAATCGGTCACGGTGTAGTCGCCAGCCTGTCCGCCCTGGTGCCGCGATCGGCCCGGCGGCGCCGCCGCGAACCGTGTGCCGTGGCCGCTTCGCTCCCAGATGTCCTCCTGCGACGAGCTCTCCGACATGCCCAGCTTGCGCGCTTCTTCGCGGGTCGCCGGACGATAGCCGCTTATCATGCGGAATTTCGCCTTCTCGCTTTCCGGCATGTCGCGATAGGCGCGGTTCATCCGCGCCAGGTATTCGGCATCGAGATGCTTCCAATTGACGCCAGGCGCGACCGGGAAGTCTGGCTTGATGCCGGCCTCTTCCGCGGTCATGGCGCCGCCCGGCAGCGCGCCGGCCTTCGGCCCCTCGTCACGCCATTGCGGCACCTTGGCGCCGCCGGCGGTCGCTCCCCCCGCCTCGCCGCCTGGCCTTACGCCTGGCGTGCCTTCACCGTAGAATCCAGGCTCCCCTTCGTGGCCTTCGTCGACATATTGCCAAGCCAGCAGCGCGTCGCGAATATCCTCAAGCAGCTTGTGCTCCTCTTGCTGCATCCGCTGCTGCTCGGCCTCACCGCGCGGCGTTTGTCCAGTCGCCTTGCCGAACGCATCCTGCAGCGCCTTCCTCGCCTCATCCGGGTTCGGAGCTTGCGTCAGCTTGTTGAGCAGGTCGGCGAGTGGCTGCGCTATCTTGGCAAGCTCCTGCGCTTCCCTGATGGTGGTCTGCAGCCGGTTAGCGAATTCATCCCAAAATGCATCGGCGGTCTTGTCCCAATCATCCTTTTTCATCTGTTCGTTGATGTATTTCATGAACTCGGTAATCTTGGGCATCGCATGCGCGGCAAACCTGGCCCATTCATCGTCGAATCTGTCTTCCAATGATTTGATATTCTTAAAGAACTCGTCCGCGATATTCTTATCGATCAAATAAGGGTTGCGGATATTGGCGAGTTCATCCTTCAGACGCGAAAAAAACGAGGTCGGCGCACCAAATCGTTGCGCCAGCAGATTCTTGCCACCTTCGGGAGCCTTCTCGAAGGTCGCGATGATCTTCATAATGGCTTCGAACAGGTCTTTGGTCTGGATTAATTCATCGGCCAGCCGCTCGCCGCCCGGTCCGACTTCGGCCAATTCCTTAAAGGTCTGCGAACCGTGCTGCAGCGTGCGCAGATCCTGCCATTTCGCCGAAATCGACGCCACGATGGTCGCGGATTGCTCGCTCGAAAGTCCCATATGCGCAGTCGCCCGCGCCAGCCGCTCCAGGTTCAAGGCCGAGGTGCCGAGGTTTTCCGAGTACAGCGACAATTGCACGCGGTGCTGCGCCAGGCCTTGCAGCGCCGCCGCCAATGATTTGACACCCTCGATCGAGGCAACGGCGCCGAGCAGCCCCTTGGTGAGGCCACCGAAAAACGCCGTAACGCCGACGAGCTCCTTCGCAGACTGCCGGGTGACGTTGGCAAGTCCCTGAACGCCGCGTGAGAGCTTGGTGACAGTCTCGCTGCCACCCTTGGCGGTATCGGCAGTGCCAGCCGCCACCGATGCGTTCAAGGCCTTCAGGTCGCGCGCGATCTGCTTGAGCTGCGGCGATATCGAATCCTTGAGCGCGATCTCGAAGGTGGTTTTTTCGTCAGCCATCGTCATCCGGCGGCATCTGCCGCTCCATCAGCATGCGGGTGTATTTGAGATGCCGCTCGATGGCCGACAGCGGCTTGGCGAGAAAAATATCCGGATCAATGGCATATTGCCGCGCCAGCCGATAACAATCGATGATCAACTCGTCACCAGGTCCGGGAGGAAAAAAGGGGCGAGTTTCCAGGCGACCGTCTCCCAGTCGCGCGGGTGCATCTGGCGGATGGTCGAGGGCGGCACGATCGCCAGCGTCGCCATCATCTGCGTCATCGATTTGGTATCGAATGAGATCCTTGGCGGGTCGGCCGCCATATCGATCAGCACCGGATTGCCGCAGCGCTCGATATCGCCGCCGGTTGGCTCACGAAAAGTCAACTCCATGGTCTCATCGCCGTTGGCGATCACCGTCTTGCGCAGTTTGACCGTGATGCTGTCGGGCGGCGCGGTGGCGACTTGCGCTGATGGAGCGCCGTTGATCGGCTTGCTGTTAGGGAAATCGTCCATAGTCACATCTCGA